GTGGTGGTACAAATGTTTCTGTTAAAAGCTCTGGAGGGTTTCTTGGAGGACGAAGATTTACTTTACCCATCATCTTATCTTCTGGTATAAAAAAATCTTCTGAACGTCTTATACCTGGACCAAAGCCAAAATCTTCTAAGGGTGGTGGTACTAAAGGTATTTTAGTAATAGAACGCTTGTCCTCAAAATCTGTTCCACCTGCACCACCTATTGATGGTGGTTTATCAAAACCAATTAAATTTGGTATTTTTATTGGTTCTATAATATCACCTAAAATCATGTTACCTTGTGCATCCCTGCTTATTTGTCTTGATGGTGCGTCTGGATCTGGACCACTTATTATTCTTGGCAGTTGTGGTGGTAAATCCATAGGTGAAACAGGAGGAGGTGTAACAGGTTGTACAGGAAGTGGGCCTTGTTGTTCTAAAAGAACTGGCAGTTGTTGGTTTTGTATTCTTTTGAATACTTGTTCTAATGGTGACGGTACTTGAGGTATTGGTAATGGCTCTTGGCCACCCCTTGCTCTTCTGATTGATTCTACTAAATCACCTCTCCTTCTTGGTCTTACAATATCTCTGTTTCTAAATATTCTGTTTAAAAATGCCATAATTAACTCATCATTTCCTGATAATTTTCAAAAAACTTCATTAACTTATCGTTGTTTTTAAATCCTTGTTCTCTGTCTGGTTTACCTGTTGGAAAAATAGTTAGACTATCTTTGTTTTTTTCTATTTTGAATCCACCTAAACCTTTATTTGCAGCAGCCGTCATAACAAATTCACCATCACTTAACATAGCTGGTATATCATCACTTGTTTCGGTACCAGGTCCCTCAGACGGTCCACCCATACGCATGTCTAATTCACGAAATCCCATACCACCACCATAAGACATGCCTGGTCTTACACCAACATCAAAACCTTGAAATACTTGTTGTGGCATAAGATCTGGTCTAGTAGATAACCGTACATCACGTAAACCACCTTCTGTTTTTTCTGCTGCTTTCTTGGTAGCTAAACCATAAAGAGCTGCTAATGCGGCAAGACCGCCTGCTCCTCCTAGTCCTAGGCCGCCACCTGTTTGTGTGCCTGTTTGTTGACCGCTACCTGTTAAAAAACTAAATGGTCCAGTGCCTTTGTTTGGATCAATATTTAAAATTTTATCAGCAAAACTATCTGGACCTACTAATCCTTTAAATCTAGGCTCTGGTGCAGTAACATTACCTTGTGAATCTATATTATAACCTCTTTCAATTAATTCTTCTGCAGAGTAAACATTATTATCAGCATCAGTATATATTCTGCCTCCAGGCCCAGCTGTAGTAGTTATTTCAGGTAGACTTTCTCTACCACCAAATATGTTTTTAAATAAACCTTTTTTATCTTCACCTGGCAGTATAAATTCTCTACCTTGTTTTAAAATATTTCTAAATGTTCCTTCTTTACCAAAAAATTTACCTGATGTGCCTTTTAATCCTTGTAATCCTTTACCTGGCGTTCCTGTACCACCTAGAAACTTTGCACCTAATCCTGCTGTTAAACCACCTAGCAAAGCATCTTTTGTATCCATACCCGAAGCTTTACCAGCTACGGCAGTTAAGGCACCTTTTAGCAAGGGACCGCCAGGTATAAAAGCTGCGGCAACTGGCAATACTTTTTTTGCTATTTTTTTAACTTTTTTAAATAGTTTTTTTATAAAAAATTCTTGTAGGCCTGTTCTGGGGTTTATTGAGGGATTACCGCCTACTATATATTGATTGGGGTCCATACCTTGATTGAGCATGTCCTCTTCTATCATCATTCGTGTTACTGGAGAAATTACTGGCGGTACTATCATCTCCCCTGTTGCAACGTGGGCTATTTGATCATCTTCGAATCTACCCATACTTGCTAATTTTTGTATATTATCTTCCATAGCTTTTACTAAGTTGTTTGTAGATACCTAAAGTATCTATTATTTACCAAAATTAGCAAGTTTTATAGACGTGGCACCATTATTCTTAACAGTTACCTTGCCTACTGCACTTGTTGCTTCTAGACCATCATCTACAAGTCTTGTACCAATATCTACCCATTTATTACCAGTATATACTTGTAATACTTCTAATGTTGTATTCCAAATAATACTACCAGCATTAAAATTTATAGTATTCAGCTCATTTTCGCTTACTTGGCGCGTATTGTCTAGGTCAACAGCACCTAAATTTATTTCAAGTAATCTAATTAAACGGTTAAAAGTATCTGGTGTAACCTCGCTTTGTGCCAAAGGAAGCTGAGTTTGTAACAACTTACTCATCTTTTGCCGTCAGTTTTTATATCTATTCTTGTCGCTCCTAAACGCCATCCTATTGATAAATTACCGTCATTAATAGCATCATCATTACTTTCTATACGTAAGGCCATTTGTCTTGCTCTGGCTCTTATATGTGATTGTTGTGTGGTGCTAGATATTTCATTAGTAGAATTAGTAGCTAGTGAATCACCAGGAAAATTTCTAGTTTTTACCACTACGTTTACTGATCCGTTATTTGCATCTTCTATAAATTTGAAATCAGGTATTATCCGTCTAGCAAAGGCAAATTTTTCACCATCATCTAAATCAAAGTCACTACTTTCAATAAACACGCCAGTCATAGGAGAACCATCATCATTAAATCCTTTTTCTTGCTGAAATAAAAAACCACCATTTACTGCTCTAGGATAATTTTCTATACCAGCGTCAAGCCAAGCTGTTCTAACAAGTTGACCATAAAACCATAAATCTTCTGCATAATTGTAAATTACGTATCTATCAATCTCAGAGGAACTAGCAGAACAATAAAACCAACCAACCTCATTTTTATCTTTTATAGTAAAAGCAGCTATCTTAAATGATTGTGTAAGATTTATATCACCAAAAACATAATTATGAACAGAACAAGGTAAAGTTTTGACAGAACCGTTGTAGAGGTAAAAGTTGTTATAGCTCATAAAATAAACCGCAGATGGGGTAGTTACGGCTGCCTTTGGCCCTATAAGTCCTGTGCCTTCATTAATTAAATTTACCGCAAAAGTAAAAGGTGGACCAACAAATTGCATACTATATAGTGCTGTATCTGTCCAAATAAGTATCTCTTGTCTAGCTTTTACACCACCAATTATGGAAGAACCTGATGATAATCGTAAAGATCCTGCGGTATTTGTTGATAAAGGCTCAAACTCTAATTCGTTTTCTTGATCGCTGAAAGCTATTAACATAGGATCTATAACACCAGTTCGCGAAGTTCCACTAATAGGGTCGGCTCCCAAAACAATTAAATGTCTATCAGTTTCAGACGTTAAAACCTGTAATCCCACAGTTGGAACTAAATTTGCACCACTTATACCTGATAGCTCAACTGCCCTTGTGCTAACACCATTATTTTCAGTCCATTTAAATATGCCAGCATTTCTAGCGTTTATAATTAAATCCTCGCCGTAATTATCATGCGACCATAATCTTAATTGATTGGTGTTACTTAAAGATGAAGTGCTACCAAAAGTTCCTTCACCCCAACCGTTTATGCCCCAACCTGTGCCAGGCACATATACATCTAATCCTACATTTATTTGATAGGCACCAACTACTGAAGATCCACCGTTACCACTATCTGAAGCGTTTGCAGCCACGGTTGCACCAGATGTGTCTTTAGCTTCTATCGTATAAGAATTATCATTTACCACAGTTGCCACTTGATACTCTTGATTTAAAACAGCAGCAGTTATGTTACCGCCTAATGATGCTGCTCCGCTAAATGTTACAAAATCATTTTTAACAGCACCGTGCGAAGTATCTGCTACGGTTATTGTAGCGTCACCATTTGTAGCAGAAAATGTAACATCACCTGCAGAAGTGGTTAATCTTATAGGTGTAATATCATTAAAGTTACCACCACTCTCAATATAATATTTTAAATGTGTACCTAAGCCTAAATATTTTGTACCACCTAAAGATATAAAACTATGTAGTGCTCTTGCTGTTCCTTCGTACGTATTAGAGCTCAATTTTTCCCAACCACCAAACTTTTCTGGTCTGCCTTTTCTAAAACGCACTAGATTACAATCAAACCAACCACTTTCATTATCATAAGCTGTTCCTTCTCTGTTAATTCCTGGTCTGAATATTGTTTTTTGTAACGGCATTTACACCTCAGTCCAATCTTTGCCTTCAAATAATAAAGCCTCTGCCTCTCTTCTTCTTACTAATCCTTGTAAAACTTCACCACCAGCTTTATTCCATCTTTTTATTTGATTTGGTACATCATCCCACATTTTATTGTTAAGTCTATTTAGCAAAGTGCTTGAAGATAAGTTTGAAGGACCTAAGTTAAATACCCATGATACTAAGGCATCAAACTCATTTTGTTTTAGATCAGCAGTAACCATGTCATTTATATATCCCTCATATTCATGCATTTCTTCTGCTAACAACTTGTCAGCCCCTTCCTCAGTTATTGTATCTCCTTCATGAACGCCCTTTGTTGAACCATATCCTATAGTCCAAACTCCTGCCGCACATTTGTAAGCCTCTAGCTCACATCCCTCAAATTTTTTTATTAAGGCTAAACCCTCTTGTGATATATGCATTTTACTCTCCTTTTTCTGTGGTATGAGATGCTCCGAAATAAAACGAAATAATTGCACTCGCTAATCCTCCAAGATAACCTAGCACTAAATTAATTAATGCTTCGCTGTTTTGTTCTGGCGGTTGTAAAGTAACTAAAAATATATATCCCAAAAAACCGCCTATAGTAAATAATCCAATAATTCTTGCAGTCCAGTCTTTGCTAAACATCCCTCTAGCGTTTTGCTTGTCTGCTACTTCTAATTTAAATACATCTACATCAAGCTCTTTCATTTGCACTTCAAATTCTTGTTCTGCTTTTTTAAGCTCTAACATTTGCTCTGGTGTCGCATTTTGCATAGCTTGTTGTATTGACTTTTGATCATTAGACACACCAA